GGAAGCCTCAGGCTGACGGGGTACCTACCATTTTCCCTGGGGGGCGCATGCCTCCCACTGTGGGCGTCTCTGCCCACCACATCCCTTAGAAGGGACGTGCCACCGATAGAGTTATGCTGGCGTCTATCGGGCGCCCGCCACGTTGCAAGTGCTTCTCGTCGACATCTTGCATGCCGACGACAGTGAGAAGACACTTGAGCAAGGCTGCGTGACCATCAAGAGGTTGCTTTCTGAGCACCTCTCGGACAACCCACCCCTTTGCGTAAGGGGATTGGGTGCCTCCGGTCTTCACCCCGTCGACCTGGTATAGGCCATCGGGGCGAGTGCGGCCGAGCAGAACACTCGTCGGTTGAACCCACGGAAAGAACCCTAAAAGGGCTTCCAAAGATTCATCCAACGACCGTACCGTGTTGGTCCAGACTAGATCATCTGAAAACAGATTCCTAGTCTTTACCCACGATACGATGTTCTCAACGTCACGCCGTGACGAAGGAGCAGGCTTTCTGAAACGGGTGATCGAAACATCATACCCGTTCCAGTACTCCTTCCCACAAGACTCTCGGAATTCACCATTCCAGAAAGACTTGTGGCGATTGACCTTGAGACCAAACATCTCAAGAGACTCGATCACGGTCTCAGCTGAGTCTGTCGGGACGATAATATCGTCACCGTAGACTCTGACCTTGTCACGCAGCGCCCTAAGAGAGCGCTTTGTGATCGGTCTCCCTTGCGACCGCAAGACAGCCTCCAAGGTAATCGCCGTAAAGACGATCGCCTCGATGGGGAATGTCATTGCGGATCCCATGGACGCGAACTTCCGGAGCGGAAACACTTCTCCGGAAGGCAGCTGAATGGAACGGCTCCTCGTGGCTTGAATAGCCTCAAGAAACCAAGGAAAGTCCTCAAAAAGGACCTCCACCATCCAGTTACCGACACGGTCACTAGCTTCGCTAAGATCTAGCGTTGCTAACGTGCCGTCCTCACTACCAATCTGAGCCATAGCCTGATTAGGCCACTGCTCAGTGAAGCCCGTAAACGAGCCTGCAAGATTACAATCCTCGATGGAATCCATCAAGGGTCTTGCAATGCTCTGCTGCATGTATTGCATGCAGGTGGGCTCCTCGGCGATCAGCCGAGGGGTAGTACGCGTCTTAGGAACAGCGACCATTTTTGCCGGTCGCTCTTCCTCGGGACTGAGGAAGCGGACGTGAGCTTGTTCTTCCCAGTAGGATACGCTCGGAAGAGCGTATTCCACGAACGGAAAGAGATGTTCTAATCTCTCCGTCCATTCTGTGAAGACCCACTTGTCATTACCAACCTTCCGGTCGGCAGTGGCTCCGCTTCCGTGTCTCGGCACCACCTCTCCCGACTCCACTAAGGAGTCGACAAAGGTGAGGGAAGGGCCGAACACGTGAGTGATGACCTTCTTGACGTCGGATAGCCTACCCGTACTTATTAGGTAGTCTACCCTTCCGTCTTGAAAGGGGACATCAACTCCTCATCGCACGACTTGTACTGTTCAATGGCGGCCTCCGTCGCAGAGTCGGAACAAAGTTCCTTCTCCTTGCCGAAGAGCAGGCAAAGCTGCCTGATCGCCATGATGGCTTCAGCCATCTCCCTGAAGTCCCCATCATGCCCAGGAATCCTGAGCATTGGGGGGAACAAACAGGGAAGTGGAATGCTCGACGCCGCTGCGGCGTTCTGCAAATCCAGGTACTCGTCGTGGGAAACCTCATACGAGTCATCGAAAAGCTTCTCCATGAGATCACCCAGGAAAACTGGGGTCCCATGAGAAAGCTTCTTCCCCTTGGAACCAACACCGATAGTGCGGTTCCTCCGGTGGAAGCCGACAAACATGTCGGGTTCGATCATGCGTGCCTCGAGCGAACGCTCGAGGTCCTTGGCGAACTGAGGGAGAGTCACTTGAAAGAAAGTGTCCCCCTCCGTCGCGACTCGCCGCGTGACTGTTTCAACATCACGCGAGGTCGACACTGAGCAAAGTGTGGCTACATCTTCTGCCACACGGGCCCAGATTTCACTCCGGCTTTTCATCCTCGCTCCCCTTTCTGTGGGAGTTGTGGAGTCCATGTATGTTCTTGAGCCCGCCAGTAATACTGGCCTACGACTCGCCTCCGACAACCTTGAGAAGGGTGGCGGAGGTGCAGAAGTCGGCGACGGCCTTGGCCACGTCGACCTTCTGCTGAGCGGTGAACCCCACAGGGGGAACATCAATCAGCAGCTGCACCGACATCGAGTACTGCTTGGAAACCCCATCAAGAAGAGGGTCTTCAGCAGTCTTGGTGACGTCAAGTCGTACGATGTCACGGTTGCGCCGTCCGAAGGTGTGACTGATGGACAGACGGTTCCCGAGGGTATCTTCGAAGATACCCTTTCTGTCTCCGAAAGAGACACGGGGCAGTGGCTTAGCCACTGTTGCAATCGTAACTGTCTGGGGCTCGCTGAACATGCGTGAACTTTCTGGGTGGTTGTCCCTGAGTTTCAGGGAACTGGTGAACCCATGACTAGAATGTGTCATGGGGGTGGATCATACTACGTCAGGTATGATAAACCCAACGCAGCCAGGATCGACCACTGACGACCTGAGAGGTCGCCAGGAAGAAGGCCGAACCCGAACGGGTTGGCATGCAGCCGCTGCTTGGTGACCTGATGGTCCCGAGCATGGAGTATCATGTCTCGCCACGAGCCAGATGAGTCTCGTAGCTGACCAGTCCATTCATACTCGTTTTCACGAGTGGTCTGGCACATGATGTATCCGTACGGCATCACAAGACCATCCGACGTAAACGCACTCAAATTCTTGAGTACGTGGCCGGCATTGGTCTTGTAATCTAGCAGCCAGGAAAACGGAAGGAGTTCCCACGCGGTGTCAACATTCGGCTTTACGCCGTAGAGCTTATCAAGCTCGCTGACAGTGCGCCACATAGTTCCCTCTTTAGGGAGGTAATATGTGAACGCACCGGAGAACCACGCTCTCACTCGAAAGTGAGTCGTGGTACGCAAAACTCCACCGCGGCCGAGCGCGGAATTCAACGGCGGACCTATACAACCTGGATAAGGTTGAAAGTTCGACGTTGAGGAAGTAGTCTCCTTTTCATCGTAGACTACTCCACGCCGGCGAATCCATCTTCCGGAATCTCGTTGCAGTTGCGACAAGATTTCCTCCTTCTCTTCTATGGCTTTGCGCAGATCTTGCGCATATCCTATAGAAGGTGCAATACCGAATTGGTAATTCAGGTATTCACCGGGAAGGCTACCGGAAGTGCCGGGCACACTGAAGAGCTTACGCTCCGAAATGAACTCGGCAATCGTGGTAGTTGTATCAGCCACGGGATTCAGGGGTTGAAACATGGACACCGCCTTAGCGCCTAACGCGTTTAACTGAGCGTTAGACATGGGCGATGGGACTATAGAGTCCACGTATGCAGAATACTTTTGAATATCATTGGTATTCTGCAGTGACGCCATGCTCCTGACTCGGTTAGCCAGAGCAGTGGAAGGGACCAAGTGAGTTTTCACATGGTACCTTTCGGAACCGTTAAGATTGAACATCTTAGCGGTCCACGGCCCAAGGTTACCCAAGTCCACGTCGTATCTTTTGGATACGAAGTGTCCTCCGATGTTCCTCCTTACCTTGCCTAGTTGGCGGTAAGGATGTCCGAGAGTATCCACAGATTGGAGATAGGTACTAAACCTATACTCCTCCCCATCACCGTCGAGAGAGACGCCGTTAGCTTGCGATATACCGGTTTCGGTATAGGGCTCGCTTACACGACATTTCTTGACCATGCTGGGTCTCCTGTGGACTCTACCCGTTCAGAGTGAAGTCGTAAGTGCGACTTCGCGGGGGGTACCCATCTGGG